ATGGCGGCAGCACAACCGCTGGTATTTGATGCAGAACTGGACACCGTGCGTGGGCGTCTTGGTAGCGTAAAAGGCGTTAATTACGATACGGCGATGTGGAGTTCGGCAATTAACAGCCGCAACAACGTGACCACTGATGCAGGCGCTGGCTTTGAGCAAACATTGACGGGGCTAACGCTTGGTATCGACAGCCGTTTCTCCCGTGAAGAAAGCAGCACAACTCAGGCGGGTGTGGTCTGGACGTTCTGATAACAGAAAATAAACAGGCCGTGATGTGTCGCGGTCTGTTTATCGAATTAAATGCAGATATAAAAAAACCAACCGCAATAGGTTGGTTTTCTTGGGATTTTTGGTCGGCACGAGAGGATTTGAACCTCCGACCCCCGACACCCCATGTCACCGCGCCTGAAACGCTGGAGACCGCGCCATTGCTGGGCTGGCAGGGTGTTTCACTGTGTGCGCAAACAGTGCATAATTCGCAAAATTCACGCTATATACATCAATGAGTTAAGAGAGATTTTTCCCCACTCCTAAATGGTCAGTTTTTGGAGCATTACTATATTAATAGGTTCCGTCTATAGCACTTTTTGATTTGCTTCTAATATGCTTTTCTGTGGATAAGATTTAGTTATCCACAGACTTATCTCCTAAGTTTCCGAGCGGCTACATGTTTTTTGTTGATTGTTTTATGTTTGGCGTAAAGTCAACAATTACTTCGCTTTTTGACCATTTTAGCCCATTGGAAATTACGATCATCTTCATGTAACCTTCTAAAACTTACTAAGATTGCAGAAGTTAAAGCAACATAGCTCGTAGTTTCTTAAAGGTGATTTAATGCCACAGCCGGCGCTAAAAGCGAACGAAATCAGCAGTGAATTAATCGATATTCTTGCGGCTCGGAATACGATATCCGAAATGCAATATTTTCGTTATATCAGAGATATAGAAAAGTTGCGCGACAGCGCATCTGAGGACTATCTCAAAGCGTTGGCTAATGGTGCTTTTGGGCGTAAAGATACTGCAGTTGCATTCTTTGAAGAAGCATTGAAGCATAACAACCTGATCATTGCTCAAAATTATGTAGTTTATCTCAACGATTACGGCAGCTTCCGTGAAGTTGAACAAGTGGTAAATCGATTAGTTGAACGTTATAACTCCCCTACGATGCTGTCCCATGCATGGGAAGCTAACTTGTTCTTGGGGCGTATTGACAAAGCGCTCTACTATGCTGAGAGATTGATAAGTATGGTAGATGAAAAGGAGGCTGAATTGGTTAAGCACCTCGCAGCCACAGCACTGGCCCAATCCACGACCTTCAAAAGTGCAACTGGAATTACTGATGAAGAACTACAGGATATTGCAAACCGCATAGTGGATATCATGGCTGACCATAAAGTTAGTCCTGTTGCTATGTCTTTCTGCTCTATCCCTGAAGAGCGTACGTCATCATATGTCATGGCAGTTAATACTGAAGATTCTGATGTTCTCTCTGATATGAACTTGGATATAGCATTTTCTCTTGCAGAAAATGAAAGTTTGATTGGAAAACCCTTCAGCGTATGGTTTGAAGGGCGTTTGGAGGAACCTGCGCGTGCCAGTTAATAGTTCCGATTTTATCGCTTTCGCAAAAGATTGTGAAAAGCGTAACGACGAAATTGGTTACAGAAACGCTGTCGCACGTGCGTATTATGGTGCTTATCACCACGTACTTCCGTGTTTGACCATGGGGCCGAAAGAAAGTCACCAAGGCCTCATTGACTATCTTGTTAACGATGCTTGGAAGGGTAACGAACCTTTTGAAAAAAGAGACTTAATTGGTTTGGGGTATGCTCTTCAATCGCTTAAGGATCAGAGAATAGTTTGTGATTACAGACTTAACGACACTATTACGCCAACCCAATCAAGCACCGCGATTAAGACTGCAGAGAAATTAATCCAGCGTTGCGCTAATATGACCAAGTCTAAAGCGTCCTAATCCCCAAAATTGGCCTCATTTGAGGCCAATTTTATTATGCATTGTATTTAATTTCACCGTGCGGAAGCATTACCCAATCATATGGTTCCGCGTATAAATTTTCGTTGATTTCGCGTCGCTGTGGGCTATGAGCCCTTGTGGTCTACTCCCTGTTTATCAAACAAAATGCAGCTAGTGCGCGTATTTTGTGGAATGTGGGGGCGCAGCTCCATCGTCAAATTATTACACAAGCCTAACGAATCACGGGGCAATGAAAAGTATGGCTAAGATAGGCAGGTGCGGATACCTCTTTACTGCGTTTGTTATTACGCTCGGTATACGGTGAACGATATACGGGCAGGCAACGTTATCGCGACTGTTATCAATAATACGTTTCAGTTTGTCCTCGAACTACATCACAACCGGCTTGAAAACTAATTACTGGATTTTGTGCCTCCATAATCATATGATTTAAAATGTTATTTTATAAAAAAGGAGTTGTATATGACCAATTTGTATAAGTTTATGGGAGCGGATATAATTGATAAATTGATGATGGATGAAACACATATAGGAATAAAATTCTCTCATTTACATGAATATAATGATCCCTATGAGTTTTTCCTTACTATTGATTTTAATCGCGGTTCTGATGAGTTAGCATTTTACAATGAAATGATTGGCATGGTTACAAAACAACCAGCAACTTGTTTTACGAAAAGCCCTGTGATACCACCTATGTGGGCACATTATGCAGGTAATTCTTCTGGTTTTGTAATAGAGATTAATGAGGAGAAGTTTAAAAAGTATTTGGATGAAATCGGCTTCCAGGATCATAGTTCAATAGCAGATGTTGAATATAAAGATTCTCCAGATACAGGTATTGAAGACATTCTGGCGAGAGCATTTCATATCTGTAAACCTCGTTATATCTACTGGCTACAATCCTGTATAATGACAGCCGCATATTTGACAAAACAAACTTGCTGGAGTTATGAGCAGGAACGTCGCGTAATAATTAATGAGAAAGCACTTACTAAACTGAATGACAATCTTATGCTCCTTCCGGTACCGATTAATTGTATAACTGGAGTTATAGTTGGGCACAAATCAAATGATTTATTAAAGCAGAAAATTCAATCTTTAGCTAAAAAGGCTAAATGTAGATATTTCGAAATGGTAATAGGAAAAACAACAACTACACCATTTCTTTTATCTCAAAATCTCAAATCACACCAATTTATTAATGGCAATATAATACCTGCATCAAGGCAATGTAAAAAATGTTATGAGCCTTTAAACATGGAAAATAAAGTTTGTGGCTGGTGTGGAATTACTAATCATGATGTGAAAATGGCAGAGTACCGTAATTCATTTCGAATGATAGCCAACTATGGTGGGCTGGATAAATATATATCATCCATGAATAAGATTACTGAAGAGTATAATAAGGGTAAATAAATTTTATTAATAAATATTGCTTTCTGGACAAGGGAGGAGTTATGGTAAATGGGCATAGAACTGCCTTTTAAATTAAGCTTTACTCTATGCCTTAGCAACCGTTATTGTCAGTCAAAATAAAGTGGAGAATTTAATAACTAACCGGTTTTAATTTCTCCATGAGGGACAACAATCCAATCTATATGATTTTTAGTATAAATTTTAGTAGATTTCGCATCGCTATGTGCCATTCGTCCCTGCGGATCAATCCCTTGTTTATCAAATAGGTGAGCTGCCAAAGCTCTTATTTCATGGAATGTAGGTCTTTGTTCCATTGCTAGATGATTGCATAGTCCGAGTTTGTCTCGCACGGAAGAGAATGACCGACTCAAATAATCTGGTGCAACTTGAGTTGGGTGCGAAACCTCTTTACTGCGTTTAACATGCCGTTCTGGGATTCTATGAACGACAAAGGGACTGGCCACATTGTCACGGCTATTGTCAATTATCCGTTTCAATTCTTCACCAATTGGTATTGCAACATGTGATGCCTCCTTTTTTTGTACTTTTTGCCTATGGATGTATAGTGTACCATATATGCCATTTTGTGGTTGTTCGAACCAAACACATCCACATAAACCGTCTTTAGGTTCGCGAATTGAGTAACGGATTCGCGATACTTCGAGTCGTGCATGTGTAGTCTGCAATGCTAGGTCCATTGCTGTTCTTAACCATGGTGCAGCGGCCTGCCTGATAGCTATAAAATGCTCGAGTGACAGGCGCCGTCTTTTCTTCTCATCAGTCCTACGCATTTTTTTTCTGATGGCCGGGTTATCCTGCATTAGTGATTCATCGACCGCATAAGAGAACAACTTTTTAAGAAAGCTGACCTTTCTGTTCTGCACATTTGCGGATGCGCTGGCATGATATTTGTTGATGTAGGCATTAACGTGTTCAAGTTCGATATCGCATGCCGGAACATTTACGAAAAATGCTTTTACGCGTAGAGCGTCATTTTTCCAGTCATCTAAGGTACTCTGGGAAGGTCGTTCGTCTTCGATAATTCTGGCCATTATGTGATCGACATGTTCAGCAAATGGTTTTGCTTCTCCGGTGACCCCGCCAGATTCTCTAATAAGATTATCCACTGATGGGTATAATTCTGATCGCATCCTCAGGTTGTACTCTCTGGCGATTGCAACGGCTATTGCCCGATCCTTACCTATATTTTTCTTTTTTCCGGTAATAAGTGTGAATTTATAAACACCTCGATCTTTATCAAAAACCAGATAATCAGGAAGATGTCTGTATTCTTTTTTACGTGGCCTTGCCGCCATGGTCATCCCTCATTTATTAACTTGCGAACAGCTTGACTAACCATTGAGTCGACTCCCCATTTTTCTGTTTCGCAGACAAAAACAGAACCGTCCACTATACGCCCCATGAGCAGACCGTTCTCGACCCAGCGTTTTATCGTTCGGTTGTCAGGAATTGAGCCATTAGAGAATTCACGGCGTCCCCATTGGCTCGCTTTCATTAGTTTTGCCATGGCTGTTTCTCCACTTAACCCGCTGCACACGGGCAGTAATATCAAATTTCAGTCCTGATAATTAATTTTGTTCTCTGGTTGCTACCTGTTTAATTGGCCTGATGCTGTCCAGGAGCAGTCGGCGGCGCGTATTTTCTGCAAAGTGGCGGCGTCCGGTTTCTTTGTGGTAAAACTCGTTTTCTCCGACGACCCACATCCGCTTTGTCTGGTGCAGTTTTTTTACCTGCGGACCGTTTCGGGTAATAACAATTCCTGTATGAGTTTTTATCACGCTCATTTCTTATTCTCCGGTGCTTTCGGCATTACTGCCCAGTGAGTGATATTGACGTTTTCAAGGTCCCCGACCTGAAATGTCCACTGCCATTCTCCGGTTTCTTTTTGTCCCCAGGTGTACCAGAGAGAACGCCAGCCAATTAGCCAGCCTTCTCCGTTAGCATCAAATAACAGAACACTTTCATTTGCAGGTGGCAGTTCAGCTGACACTGGTATTATTTTGTTTTCCAGTGCCGCACATTTAGCTTCAAGCGCGTCGAATTTACGTACTAGGTACTCAGCATTTGTTTCGTTCACTTTCAGATCTCGCGGTACACATTTCCCGCGAAGAAACCCTTCCATTTCGAAAACATTCATGCGCATTTGCGTAACTCCGATAACTCGTTAAAACGTTCCATAAACATCCCATAGGCATGGCCTGGCGACAGTGGAATCACTTTGAACATCTCTGTTGCCGGGATACCTTCCAGTACAGGCCAGAAAGAGCCATCATCAAGCCCGAGATCGCGGCGTTCGGTTGCCAGCATGATGAGATCGGCATATTTCACGGGCGTGCTCATAACCGGGGGTAACCCGTATTTCTCACGGATTACGGCGTCTATTTTTTCTTCCATCCGTTTATAGTCAGGAAGAAGGCGTTTCAGTGGAGCCGGGATGTCCTGGCAATACGCTTCTGTTGCATCATGCATTAACGCTTCAAAAGCAAATTCCTGCGGCACCAGCATGCTGCAAAGAACCGCATGTTGGGCGACGCTGTAGAAGTGCGAAAGATGACCGGCAAAGCGACAGATATTTGAAAGGGAAACCGCGATATCGTTAATATCGATGTCGTCTTTATTTATCTTGTCATAATAAAAATGCTTCCCGGAAAAAGTTTTAATAAATGACATTTTATTCTCCACGTATATGCACTGCACCGCGCTGAATTCTGGTAAAAGGAAGCCCTCACCATCCGGTGATTATTGAGTTAATTACGTTTCCATAAATGCCCCCGCAGGGGCATTTGCAGTAATGAAATCAGGCGGTGAAAGTACCAATAAAGGTTTCTACTTTGCTGTCTTTGAATTTCTCAACAAGCAGATCACGAAATTCGTTAGCCATTTCTTCCTGCACCGCTTCCAGCTGAATAATGCGCAGAACCAGTACAGGACGATCGCCAGTGATAATGCTGAGGCGTAATTTAAACGGACGTTCTTTCAGACCTTCAAACGGAACGCATTTAAATTCAAATGCCACAGGCATAATGTCTTTGGTCTTCGCTTCGACAGACTCCATCAGGGAGCGTTTGCCGCTGAAGTCATTATCTTCAAAATCAGCGGTCTGGTTCGCTTCAATTGTGATTTTACGGATCGCCGCAGCAGCTTTGGTTGCCTGAATGGCGTCACCATTAGCATCAAAGCCCACAAGGTAGTCGGCCCAGTCTTCAATCCATTCTGCCAGTGACTTCTGGGAGTTACGCTCGCCGTTAACAGACAACAGGGCAGAGAACGGTGCTGTCTTTTTCAGTTTGAGAGTGGCGGTGTTATCTGCGTGACCTGGTTCATCAATAGTACCCAGGTTAAGCACACTGACGGCACGCATATTATCAGCATCGATAAAGCAGCGGGTGCCTTCATCTGCAAGATCTTTAGAATAACGGGTAAAGTCATCGATGCTGGCAGTGGAAAGCGCACCACGGAAACGGAAGCGATTTAAATTAAATTTTTCCAGATCATGAATGCGGAAATTCTCAGGCAATGCCACAGCATCGGCACCAATCTTACTGATAATTTCATTAACACCCTGAGCAGAAATAAGGGCATGGATTTGATTAATTGCGGTTGCGTCTAAGTTCTGAGACATAATCAGTCCTCACTATATAAAATATTCAGTGATGAGATAAATAATCAGTTAATTAAAAACGATATTAATGACCTGCTGCGCGGAGTTTTCCGTCAGGTTCACCGGCAAGAGTCAGTAATTGTCCCTGGTCTTCCTGCAGAATAGTCAGGCGACCACCGCGATTGACATACATCGGTGTTTCGGTGGTGTCTTCTTCGGAAATTTTCCCGCGGTTAGTCGGGCGAACATATGAGAGTTTATGTTTTATTTTCACACGGTTCTCATCAAACGGTTCGATTTCCAGGTTGAGCGAGACCTTACCTTTGGTTTTCGTGTTCATCACACCGGAAGCGACTTCACTGAGAACTGCGCCGATTTTGGTTTCAAATACGCCGCCGTCCAGCTCCCCGATAAATGCCTGCACATCAGTACTGCGTTCGCTAGCCATTTTGCTGCTCCTCATCATATCGACCCTGCAAGGTCGGTTGGTTTCTCCACAAAACAGAGAAGAACACCTGCGGTGGCAGCCGCCCGGATGGATTGGGTTATGAGCCCGTCGTCCGGTGATGCTCTTCTCTGTTTTGTAAAAAGAGCGGTACCAGCCGGAAGCAAGGGTACAAACTGGTACCGCCAGGACTACACACAGCATAAAGTTGTGGTGCCGGGTGCCTCCCGGTGCCTGGCGAAGGTTGCACACCAGACGGGTGGGTATCCACAGAAGGTCGACTGTCAGCCTCAACCTTAACCCGCGTGCGCTGAGCCGCATTCACCACAACGCTAAGGATTCTCTCTGGTTGAAAATACTTAGCTGTTATGTGCCTGTCTTTTCACCACTTCAGGCTCGGTGGTATCCTTTTAAGCCCGTATACATAAAAGGAAAATCAAATGACTTTTGATGAAAAAGAACTTGATAATGCAATTAATAAAATCATCGTAACGTCGCTCTTTTCCTGTCTCAGCGACACTCAGCAGAAACAGTTCTACGAATCGGCTTTCAACATGATCGAGCGTTGTTGTTTCTGCGATGCCGACGAGTTACCTGAAAAAATCAGAAAACAGTTGGCTGATGCTCTTCGAGTGCGACTTTCTGACCAATTTTCTGAAATGTGCTCTCCGAATTTGGACAAATAGAAAAAGGCCATTTCCATTCAGGGTCTGATGGAAATACTTCAGCCTGTTCCAAAGCACGGTGTAAAGAGAATACAACTCCAGCCATAATCTGATGTTTCCCATTGGTCCAGCTATCGCCGCTCTGATCTACAGGAGCGGCTATGTCGTATGACCAAACGACTTCACCACTATTGTTTAAAATCTGGACTTTCATTTTGTTCTTTAACCTCCAGATTTCCGCGCATCTAAAGGCGCATTCTCATTTGGTGTGAACTGAATAGTTGTGCTGATATTGATTAATGCTCCGACACACAAGACTACGCACTCAGAGCAGATAGCAACTTCATCTTTTCCGCCTTTGGCGATGATTTTTTTGCCTGCAGCTCGTTTGCGCCACAAAACGAGCATGTGAAATAACGGTTCATTTGCGCTCTCTTACACATAGTATTTAACGAATCATCCGGTCATTCATACGCCACCGGCGGCTACTTCGTGGGCGTCCTGCCTGTTCGTTATCTTTGACATAAAATCTAACTTAACTTAGTTATTATGGCAAGAGAAAACACCAAACTTTTCTTAGTTCGGTGCCTTAGTTAGAGAAGAGAGGTCTTAGAGTTCGTATTGAACTCCTTTGACTACACCAATGATAAGGCAATTACCATTGATAGGGATGTTGGGATACCGAGGATTTAATGGCACTAAAAACTTTTGAGGGCCATCGATGACTAATTTTTTTACTGTAGCTTCGTTTGTTCCATCAAGTCGAGCGATGACTATTTTTCCATGACGAGGTTCTGCATCTGGATCTACAATCACTGTTGCGCCTTCTGGTATTGTTGGGAGGCCATTAGGGTTAGTCATGGAGTCACCTTTAACCTCTAATGCAAATGAGTTATCACCAATCTTTAATGATGTATCTACCCACTTGTCCACTTCACTAAACACTTCTGCTGCCCTGCACTCAGTAAACTGCCCAGCCTGAACCCACGATATTACAGGAACTCTGCGCATGTTTGTGACGAGTTTGCCTTCAAACTCAGCACCATAAAGAATGTAATCTATTGACGTATTGAAGAACTTCGCTAATTTCGAAAGTGCCTCCCCACCAGGGGTATTGATGTCTTTCTCCCAGTACCCCACAGCAACGTCGCTTACTCCACAAAATTTACCCAATTCTTTCTGGGACGTTCTGGTAACTCTTCTCAGAGCTTTTATACGCTGACCAACCGTTTCCATAGGAGCACCATTTCTTGAATTGCTAAGTAATCTTAGTTTTTATTGACCAAAGATAGATTTGTAATTAGCATCTAATAAAACTTAGTTTGGAGGGCGTATGACAACTGACGATATCGAAAGCTACTTCGGCAGTATTGAGAAAGTTGCTGCTTTTTTCGGCATAACAACTGAAGCCGTTTATCAGTGGCGAAACCGTCCGGGCCAGTTAATTCCAAAAGGACGTGCAGCAGAAGCTGCATATAGAACTTGCGGACGGTTGCCATTTAAACCTGAGCTTTATGAAAAATCTAATGGATAAATCGATTAACAGAAACCACAGAACGATGAGGCTAACCGTGGGTAAGCATCACTGGAAAGTAGAAAAACAGCCTGAGTGGTACGTGAAAGCTGTCAGAAAAACTATCGCAAAGTTGCCGGGTGGTTACGCTGAAGCAGCTGACTGGCTGGATGTAACAGAGAACGCATTATTTAACCGCCTTCGTGCTGATGGCGATCAGATTTTCCCGCTGGGATGGGCAATGATTTTGCAACGTGCTGGTGGAACTCACTTCATTGCTGATGCTGTGGCGCAGTCTGCAAATGGCGTCTTTGTGTCTCTTCCTGACGTCGAGGATGTGGACAACGCCGATATTAACCAGCGTCTGCTGGAAGTCATTGAACAGATCGGCAGTTATTCAAAACAGATTCGTTCAGCAATCGAAGACGGTGTAGTGGAACCGCATGAGAAGACAGCAATTAACGACGAGCTGTATCTCTCAATTTCGAAGCTGCAGGAGCATGCAGCACTTGTCTACAAAATTTTTTGCATTTCAGAAAGTAATGACGCCCGCGAGTGTGCAGCTCCGGGCGTCGTGGCGTCGATTGCTTCTGGTTGTGGAGAAACTAACGCATGAACAGTTTAACAACACACTACCGTCGCTCGCAACTGATTGCACTTCCTGTACCGGGTGGAAAAGCGAAGGTGGAGTATTGCTATGCAGTAAATGTACCAGGTGACAGGGAAATTGTAACCCACAGCTTTGCAGAGTGGGCTGTGGGTGATTTCAACCGGCAGAAGGAGACAGTCCTTTGCGACAAGTTAACCGCTGGTTCAAAGATCACTACGGAGTGCCCGTCAGAGTCATTCGTTGGGAGCCGGAAACACAACGGGTTATCTACCTCCGCGAAGGCTATGAGCATGAGTGCTTCAGCCCGCTCGAACAGTTTCGTCGTAAATTCAGGGAAGTAGAGGTCGGTCATGAGCACTAAATTAACCGGCTATGTATGGGATGGTTGCGCTGCATCAGGCATGAAATTATCCAGCGTGGCAATTATGGCCCGCCTGGCTGATTTCAGTAATGACGAAGGTGTGTGCTGGCCATCAATTGAAACCATTGCCCGTCAGATTGGCGCGGGGATGAGTACCGTCAGAACGGCTATCGCACGGCTGGAAGCAGAAGGCTGGTTAACGCGTAAGGCGCGTCGCCAGGGTAACCGCAATGCGTCGAATGTTTATCAGCTTAACGTTGCGAAGCTTCAGGCAGCGGCATTTTCTCAACTGTCAGATTCTGACCAGTCAAAATCTGACGCATCAAAATCTGACCCGTCAAAATTTGATGCGTCGAAATCTGGCAAAAAAGCGGGTTTTCACCCGTCAGAATCTGGCGGGGATCCGTCAGTAAAATCAAAACATGATCCGTCAGATAAAAAACCTTCTCGTCCGGACGCTTCGCAACCGGACACGCAGACGGATGAACAGGATTTTTTAACTCGCCATCCTGATGCGGTTGTATTCAGCCCTAAAAAGCGCCAGTGGGGAACGCAGGATGATTTGACCTGCGCACAGTGGCTCTGGAAAAAAATCATCGCCCTGTACGAGCAAGCCGCCGAATGTGACGGCGAGGTGGTTCGTCCCAAAGAACCGAACTGGACAGCCTGGGCAAACGAAATTCGCCTGATGTGTGTGCAGGATGGTCGTACTCACAAACAAATCTGCGAGATGTACAGCCGCGTCAGCCGCGATCCGTTCTGGTGCCGTAACGTGCTCAGCCCGTCGAAGTTGCGGGAAAAATGGGATGAGCTTTCCCTGCGCTTATCGCCGTCCGTCAGCACGTACACCGAAAAACGCGAAGACCCGTACTTCAAATCCAGTTACGACAACGTGGACTACAGCCAGATCCCGGCAGGATTCAGGGGGTGATCATGAGTCTTTTGAATGACGTTCAGAAATTCATTGAAGCCCATCCGGGGTGTACTTCCGGAGACATTGCGGATGCTTTTGCAGGTTACTCACGGCAGCGCGTTCTGCAGTCTGCAAGCAAGTTACGTCAGAGTGGGCGTGTGGCTCACCGTTGTGAAGGAGATACACGCAGACATTTTCCGCGCCTGACTGAGAGAGCGCAGGAACCGGAACCACAACCAGTTCGAGAAACCAGATCTGTGCGCAATTTCTATGTCGGCACTAACGATCCCCGGGTGATTTTATGCCTGACCCGCCAGGCGGAAGAACTGGAGTCCAGGGGCTTATACCGTCGTGCTGCAACGGTGTGGATGGCGGCATTCCGTGAAAGCCACTCCCAGCAAGAGCGAAACAATTTTCTTGCGCGTCGTGAGCGGTGTTTACGGAAAAGCAGCAAGCGCGCTGCATCGGGTGAAGAGTGGTATCTGTCAGGGAATTACGTGGGGGCTTAATGAGTAATAAATATTGCCAGGCGCTGGTGGAACTGCGGAACAAACCAGCCCATGAACTGAAGGAAGTGGGCGATCAGTGGCGCACGCCGGACAACATTTTCTGGGGAATTAACACCCTGTTTGGCCCGTTTGTTCTGGATCTGTTTACTGACGGTGATAACGCCAAATGTGCCGCGTATTACACGGCGGAAGATAACGCGCTGGCGCATGACTGGTCAGAACGTCTTGCGGAGCTTAAAGGTGCTGCCTTTGGTAATCCCCCATACAGCCGCGCCAGTCAGCATGAGGGACAATACATCACCGGCATGCGTTACATCATGAAACATGCCAGTGCCATGCGTGATAAGGGCGGGCGCTATGTTTTCCTGATCAAAGCTGCCACCAGCGAAGTGTGGTGGCCGGAAGATGCGGACCATATTGCTTTTATTCGCGGGCGTATTGGTTTTGAACTGCCTGCCTGGTTTATCCCGAAGGATGAGAAGCAGGTGCCGACAGGCGCTTTCTTCGCTGGTGCTATTGCTGTTTTCGACAAGACCTGGAAGGGACCGGCAATCAGCTACATCGGGCGCGATGAACTTGAGGCATGTGGTGAAGCCTTTCTGGTGCAGGTTCGCCAGCAGGCGGAAAAACTGGTCAGGGAGATGGCGGCATGACGACGTTAACTCAATGCCAGCAGCAGGTGCTGGATATGCTGATTTCTTACCAGAAAGAGCGTGGCTTTCCGCCAACCAATCAGGAGGTGGCAACCATGCTGGGATACCGTTCGGTGAATGCAGCGGTGGAGCATCTTCGCGCACTGGAGAAAAAAGGCGTCATCACGATAAAGCGTGGCGTGGCACGGGGGATAACGCTTCATACCGCTGTGAAGGACGACGACAGCGAGGCGGTCGGGATTATCCGCGCACTGCTTGCCGGTGAGGAAAACGCCAGGCTGCGTGCAGCCCACTGGTTACATGAGAGGGGCCTGAAAGTATGAAGCTGATCCTGCCTTTTCCGCCCAGCGTGAACACGTACTGGCGACACCCCAACAAAGGGGCGTTTGCTGGTAAGAGTCTGATAAGCGCAGCGGGGCGCAAATTCCAGAGCGCGGCGTGCGCAGCAATAGTTGAGCAGTTACGTCGCCTGCCGAAACCAACGTCGGCACCTGCTTCAGTGGAGATCGTGTTGTTTCCTCCGGATAACCGGATCCGCGATCTGGACAACTATAACAAGGCGCTGTTTGACGCCCTGACCCACGCGGGGGTGTGGGAAGACGACAGTCAGGTGAAAAGAATGCTGGTGGAGTGGGGACCGGTTATCCCGAAAGGGAAGGTCGAGATCACTATCAGTAAGTATGAGAAACCGGCGGGTGCAGCCGCCTGATTAAGAGGAGAAACGAAGTATGAATAATCTGATGGTCATTGATGGTATTGAAGTTCGTCGTGATGCTTATGGTCGTTACAGCCTGAACGATCTGCACAGGGCTGCCGGTTCTCTGGATAAGCATAAGCCTGCATTCTGGCTCCGCAATGAGCAAACTGAACGTTTAATAAGCGAGTTGCAGATTTGCAACTCGGTCAATATAGAGCCAGTTAACGTTATTCGTGGCGGAAATAACCAGGGGACGTATGTCTGCAAAGAACTGGTGTATGCCTATGCAATGTGGATCAGCCCGTCATTCCATCTGAAGGTGATCCGTACTTTCGACATGGTAACCAGCGCACCGGAAAAATTATCCGGACAGGCTGCTGACAAGATGCAGGCTGGTGTGATTCTGCTGGACTTTATGCGCCGGGAATTAAACCTGTCTAACTCTTCAGTGCTTGGTGCCTGTCAGAAACTCCAGGAGGCTGTTGGCTTACCGAATCTGGCACCGCGCTATGCCATTGATGCTCCTGCTGACGCGCCTGATGGCTCAAGCCGCCCCACGCTGTCACTGAGTGCACTGCTGAAGCAGTATGGTATCCGCCTGACAGCTAATCAGGCATATCACCAGATGGTGAAGCTGGGGATCGTCGAGCAGCGCGAACGATACAGCCGTACCGCGATTAACAACATCAAAAAATTCTGGTCGCTGACAGCGAAAGGCTGCATGTTCGGCAAGAACATCACCAGTCCCGCAAATCCGCGCGAGACGCAGCCGCATTTCTTCGAATCCCGATTCCCTGAGCTGTTAAAGCTGCTCGATACCGTTCATTGAGGTGACCGTGAGAGCACTACTGACCCCTGAAATTGCCCCGCGTATGGGGATCGTATTGTTCAGGCCAGGTTCAGAGCTGATGCCCCTGTTTATGCAGGGGCGTGTCCTGCTGGAGCCTGAGCCGGAGCGTTATTCATCTTTCGCCAGTGGTGCCGTTCCGGCGGCATCACAACCGCTGGCGGATGATCCTGCCGTTCGGGCCGTGTTCCGCAATGAGGCAGTGATCCGTCGTGCTGGTGGCGTGGAATGTCTTGAAAGCTGGTTACTTCGTGAAAAAGGCTGCCAGTGGCCTCATTCCGACTGGCACAGCGAGAACATGACCACAATGCGACACGCTCCGGGTGCAATCCGTCTGTGCTGGCACTGCGATAACCAGCTGCGCGATCAGTTCACGGAACGGCTGGAATCAATGGCAACGGATAACTGTGCCCGCTGGGTGTTGTCTGTTGTGCGTCGGGATCTCGGTTTTGATGACAGTCACGTTGTGACAATGCCGGAACTGTGCTGGTGGCTGATTCGTAATGATCTGGCGGATGCCTTACCGGAAAGTGCAGCCCGTAAGGCACTGAGATTACCGAAGCCTGTTGTGCCGTCTGTTACCCGGGAAAGTGACCTTGTGCCTTCGGTTCCTGCCACCAGCATCATCCAGGATAAGGCGAAAAAGGTGCTGGCGCTGAAAGTGGATCCGGAGTCGCCGGAGTCTTTTATGTTACGCCCAAAACGTCGCCGCTGGGTTAATGAAAAGTACACGCGCTGGGTTAAGACACAGCCGTGTGCATGTTGTGGAAAGCCCGCTGATGATCCCCACCACCTGATAGGTCACGGTCAGGGTGGAATGGGAACAAAAGCGCATGACCTTTTTGTGTTGCCTTTGTGCAGAAAGCATCACGACGAGCTGCATGCGGATACCGTGGCATTTGAAGAGAAGTATGGCTCCCAGCTGGAGCTGATATTTCGTTTTATCGATCGTGCGCTGGCAATTGGCGTGCTGGCGTAAGTGGAGAACGAGCATGAACCTTGAAGCCTTACCGAAATATTACTCCCCGAAATCTCCAAAATTGAGCGATGACGCACCGGCGACAGGCTCTGGTGGTTTAACAATTACGGATGTAATGGCTGCGCAGGGGATGGTGCAGTCGAAAGCACCACTGGGTTTTGCCTTATTCCTGGCAAAAGTTGGTGTTCAGGATCCTCAGTTTGCGATTGAAGGTCTGCTCAATTACGCGATGGCACTGGATAACCCGACATTGAATAAATTGAGTGAAGAAACCCGGTTACAGATCATCCCTTACCTTGTGAATTTTGCCTTTGCTGATTATTCCAGGTCTGCGGCAAGTAAGGCTCGCTGTGAGCATTGTGCAGGTACTGGATTTCATAATGTATTGCGCGAAGTGGTGAAACACTCCAGAAGCGGTGAATCTGTTATCAAGGAGGAGTGGGTGAAGGAACTATGTCAGCATTGTCATGGTAAGGGAGAAGTCAGCACAGCGTGCAGAGGGTGTAAGGGTAAAGGTATTGTCCTGGATGAAAAAAGGACCCGGCTTCATGGCACGCCTGTTTATAAGATTTGTGGGCGTTGCAATGGAAACCGGTTTAGCCGTTTACCAACCACACTGGCGCGGCATCATGTCCAGAAGCTGGTACCGGATCTGACGGATTATCAGTGGTACAAAGGATATGCAGATGTCATTGATAAACTGGTTACAAAGTGCTGGCAGGAAGAAGCATATGCAGAGACACAATTGAGAAAAGTGACAAGATAAATGATTTTCGCCGAAGATGACGACATGATACTTGCATTTTTCAAAAAATATGGATAAGATTTCCCCAACGATGGGCTTTGTATGTCTACCGTTGATAAGATTTAAGAACCCGCCACTGAGCGGGTTTTTTGTACCTGTAAACTTGGTGCAGTACAGTAAACACGCTGGTGGTCGTGAATACTGACTTTTTATCTTGCTGGATTTTTAGACAAGAGTTATTGGTATGTCATGTTAACCAGAAGGGAAAAAGACATGCTAAAACAGCAAGATATGACAGAAACCGCCGCCGCAGTCCTTCATTTCTTACCTGCTGACAAGTGGGTAACGCCACGCATGATGACGAGAACTACCGGAGTAAGCGAAGCCCGGTGCCAGTTAATACTGACTCAGTTAGTTCTGGCGGGTCTGGCGAAGGATAACGGCGGGTACGGGAATAAATTCAGACGCTGCCAGTAATGGCGGTTTCCTGCTGTGAAAATGGGCGGCTGGTGGGTGTTGGTAGCACCTGCCAGCCATTCGCTCATGCTTACTGGTCACAAGCGAACCACGGCCCACTGCTTTAGCGCAAAAGCAGAGTGAGCCTACCAGAGTTACGCTTACTGATCCATGAAAAATACTGTAAAAATAAACAGTGTTGATTTAATCAACGCTGATTGCCTGCATTTTATTCAGTCCCTGCCTGATGATTCCATTGACCTGATTGTTACCGATCCGCCGTACTTCAAGGTGAAACCCAACGGCTGGGACAATCAGTGGAAAGGGGACGAAGATTACCTTAAGTGGCTGGACCACTGTCTGGCCCAGTTCTGGCGGGTGTTAAAACCTGCCGGAAGCCTTTACCTGTTCTGTGGGCATCGCCTGGCATCTGATATTGAGATCATGATGCGTGAACGTTTCAACGTGCTTAACCATATCATCTGGGCGAAGCCGTCCGGACGTTGGAATGGGTGTAATAAAGAAAGTCTGCGCGCATATTTTCCTGCCACAGAGCGCGTTCTGTTTGCTGAACATTACCAGGGGCCATATCGCGGCAAAAGTGACGGCTATGCAGCAAAAGAAAGGGAACTCAAACAGCACATAATGGCACCGCTGATATCGTATTTCAGGGATGCTCGTGCCGAACTGGGTATAACGGCAAAACAAATTGCCGAAGCCACAGGTAAGAAAAATATGGTTTCCCACTGGTTTGGTGCCAGTCAGTGGCAGTTGCCGAATGAGGCTGACTATCGGAAGTTACAGGCACTGTTTTCCCGTATAGCGGCAGAGAAGTTTCAGGAACAACAACTGGAACAACCACACCACCAGCTGGTGGCATCTTATGATTCACTGAATCGTAAATATTCTGAATTGCTGGATGAGTTTAAATCTCTCCGGCGCTATTTCTCCGTATCAGTCTCCGTGCCTTATACCGATGTCTGGATGCATAAACCCGTTCAGTTCTACCCGGGGAAACATCCGTGTGAGAAACCGGCGGATATGCTCAGGCAAATAATCAATGCCAGTAGTCGACCAGGTGATCTGGTTGCTGATTTTTTTATGGGATCCGGTTCCACAATAAAAGCAGCAATGGCGCTGGGGCGTCGGGCCTTAGGTGTTGAGCTTGAGTCAGAGCGGTTTAATCAGACAGTGAAAGAGATAAATGAGCTGGTGGGGAAATAATCTGGTGGCCACGTCAGGTGGCCTTTTTATTTCCATTACACAGCACCCGCATCTGCGAGGTGGGGTTATGAAATCCATGGATAAGTTAACAACGGGTGTCGCCTATGGCACCTCAGCAGGTAGTGCCGGGTACTGGTTTTTACAGTTGCTCGATAAAGTCACGCCCTCACAGTGGGCGGCAATAGGTGTGCTGGGTAGTCTGGTATTTGGCTTGCTGACGTATCTGACAAACCTTTATTTCAAGATTAAAGAAGACAAGCGTAAGGCTGCACGGGGAGAGTAATTCAATGACTCAAAACTATGAACTGATTGTGAAAGGGATCCGCAATTTTGAGAATAAAGTTACGGTAACTTTAGCGTTACGGGACAAAAAACGCTTTGACGGTGAAATTTTTGACCTGGACATCTCGCTGGACCGTGTTGAAGGTGCCGCGCTGGAGTTTTATGAGGCAGCAGCCAGAATGAGCATCAGACAGGTCTTCCTAGATGTTGCTGCCGGGTTATGTGAAGGGGACGAGCAGTCGCCGGAAAAGCGCTCCGTAATTTTAGATGCGCAGAATGTTTGGATAACCTACAAAGGAAAGCTACCAGGAAGAATTACTGGTTCTCTGAAGACTCCTCCGGAATCACAACCTTAAGTCACTGACCGGAACAGATAAACCTGTCCGTGGGCAGAAACCGATAAATCCTGATAAATATCCATGAACGCAAAAATCAGATACGGCCTGTCGGCTGCCGTTCTGGCACTGATTGCCGTCGGTGCGCCCGCGCCTGATATTCTCGACCAGTTTCTGGATGAAAAAGAAGGTAACCACACAACGGCATACCGCGATGGTTCCGGCATCTGGACCATCTGTCGGGGTGCCACGATGGTGGATGGAAAACCCGTTTTTCCCGGTATGAAACTGTCGAAGGAAAAATGCGACCAGGTCAACGCCATTGAGCGTGATAAGGCGCTGGCATGGGTGGAGCGCAATATTAAAGTACCACTGACCGAGCCACAAAAAGCGGGTATCGCGTCATTTTGTCCCTATAACATTGGCCCCGGTAAGTGTTTTCCGTCGACGTTTTATAAGCGGCTGAATGCTGGTGATCGTAAAGGTGCATGCGAGGCGATTCGCTGGTGGATAAAAGATGGTGGGCGCGATTGCCGCATACGTTCAAATAACTGCTATGGACAGGTTATTCGTCGTGACCAGGAAAGCGCATTAGCCTGTTGGGGGATAGATCAGTGAGCAGAGTCGCCGCGATTATTTATGCTCTGGTTATCTGCATCATCGTCTGCCTGTCGTGGGCGGTCAATCATTACCGTGATAACGCCATCGCCTACAAAGAACAGCGTGATAAAAAAGTCAGTGAGCTGAAGCAGGCGACCGCCACCATTACTGACATGCAGCAGCGCCAGCGTGCTGCTGATGCACTCGATGCTAAATACACGAAGGAGTTAGCTGATGCGAAAGCTAAAAATGATGCTCTTCGGCGCAAGCTTGATAATGGTGGTCGGGTGTTCGTCAAAGGAAAATGCCCTGTGCCATCCTCAGCCGAAACCTCCAGCGCCTCCGGCATGGGCAATGATGCCACCGTCGAACTCTCTCCAGTTGCTGGACGAAACGTTCTCGGTATCCGGGACGGAATTATCCGCGACCAAACAGCACTGAGAACGCTTCAGGAATACATCAGGACGCAATGCCTTCGATGATAGCGATAATTTTACTCATCATCCTTCACATCTGGCTCTGTAGACAGGGTGGTGCTCACTTCTGGAGTGAATCATGGTTAAACATCTCATTGCTGATGCTTGATATTGAGCATCTGGCGCGCGGTAAGGGGCTGCGTTGAGATAAGAGCCAGTCATTAAAAATACCTGGATTTAGCCTCGCATTCGCGGGGCTTTTTTATTGCCATTACAAAAGCCACTCCCTACAGAGTGGCTTTGATAATGGCTTATACCCTACACGGGATAACTTAACTGATATCCCTTTTAACGGATAAAGGTATTCAAGCCTGACACATCATGCGCTGTATCGTCGCTGTATTCCCGCATTAACCATGACCGTAGCCCGACGGGGAACACCTTCTGCACGAGTGTGCGGAAAATCAAAGAATTACGAGAACTACTCAATGACTCTCCATTACAAAGTCTATCTGCGGGGGGCTTGATAAAGGTGCTTTCACCTCGCTTAGCATGGTATGTTCTGACTACCAACTTTTTGGGAGGACACATGGAACTGATAAATGGACGGCCAGGCAGAGATTTTATAGTGGGAACATATACCTACTCAGAAATTAAAGATCTTAACTTCATGGCTAAGGAAGAGAAAAGAGCTCGTGAAGAGCTAAAGCATCGGGGTTACGAATTGGCGTATATCAAGGCGGACTCTGAATGTAACGGGATGTTTGTCAGGGCGTACCGGGTCTATACTGACAAAGCGCCATCTAATGTCTAAATATACCTCGGGCGGTTTTTTACGTTCATTACCGTACGCAATTACAGCAGGCATTCATTGAGTGCCTGTGATAATGATTTATCAACGTGCTTGCAAACGGTATTCTAGACCTCCAATTATCCTAAGGAGGTTTTTGTGGTTAAAAATTTAGAATACATGAAGGGGATGCTTGAGGTATTTTTGAAAGCGAAAACTCCCTTTATATCTACAAAAGACTTAGCTAATGCGGGGTACGATATCTGCTCGAATGAAGGGATGTTTCATTATCTACTTCTTATTGAGCAAGGTTATATCAGTAATAAAGATCTAATAACGGATGACATAACTAAACTGGGCTACATGCGCCATTGTGGCCATATGCTAGATATGGGTACCGACGTGCGACTATCTGCGCAGGGACAAGAATTCGCCCAGGCATTAAATGAACCTACGGTTTTTGAGAAATTAAAGTCAATGAGCGATGCCCCTTTGAGTACAATCAAAGATGTTGGGCTGGAGTTAACGAAGGCCTATTTAAAGAAGAAACTTGGCCTCGAGTAAAATTTCTACCCTCACGAGTTAAGTTGTTTTGTGATGGTTATTCGCAATGAATATCTCTAGCCACTGGCATTTGCTGGTGGTTTTTTTATGCGCATCCCTCGCGCACCACAAAGGGAGTCTTTCAGTAGTGATTCTGAATATCAGTGTGATAAACGTATTTGACAATCATTATCATTTTGCGGGTCCTTTCCGGCGATCCGACAGGTTACGGGGCGGCGACCTCGCGGGTTTTCGCTATTTATGAAAATTTTCCGGTTTAAGGTGTTTCCGTTCTTCTTCGTCGTAACTTAATGTTTTTATTTAAAATACCCCCTGAAAAGAAAGGAAACGACAGGTGCTGAAAGCGAGCTTTTGGGCCTCTGTCGTTTCCTTTCTCTGTTTTTGTCCGTGGAATGAACAATGGAAGTCAACAAAAAGCAGCTGGCTGACATTTTCGGTGCGAGTATCCGTACCATTCAGAACTGGCAGGAACAGGGAATGCCCGTTCTGCGAGGCGGTGGCAAGGGTAATGAGGTGCTTTATGACTCTGCCGCCGTCATAAAATGGTATGCCAAAAGGGATGCTGAAATTGAGAACGAAAAGCTGCGCCGGGAGGTTGAAGAACTGCGGCAGGCCAGCGAGGCAGATCTCCAGCCAGGGACTATTGAGTACGAACGCCATCGACTTACGCGTGCGCAGGCCGACGCACAGGAACTGAAGAATGCCAGAGACTCCGCTGAAGTGGTGGAAACCGCATTCTGTACTTTCGTGCTGTCGCGGATCGCAGGTGAA